TGAAGATATAGGATGGATGATAGGGTCAGGGTTACTATTAACCTCTATCACCATGCCCATGATCTTTTCGTCGGTGTGTAAATGGGCTAGAACCAAATCACCTACTTGCACTGATAACCTCCAAGTCCTGAATCTCCATCGAGTCCCAATCTCCGCGACCGGGCCACTGAACCCACATCGACGGCATTGCGCCGCCCTTCTGGAAACAGGCAGTCGCGGGCTCCGCAACCACGATTCCAATGGCATCAGGAGGAATCTCGCCGTCGTAGACCAGACCGCTCCCGCCGTCCAGAATCCTAACTAAATCACCGACTTTCATTCTATGATCTCCAATTCAGCAATTGCCATCGGGTGTAACGGACCCTCAGTCTGTCCAAGCCCAGCAGACGCCCGACCCTTACCCTCAAGGCCAGAAAAATAAACAAGGGCAGAGTCGATCTCGTTCATAAGATAGAATCCATATAGCTTTGTGACAACGCCGATCCGATCACGGTACATAGCCGCCGATCCGACATACTTAATTAAACTACCGGGCTGCACTGATTACCTCCAGACAATCTAAAACATAGGTGTTAGGTTTAGGTCTGCTTGGAAAAGAAATGTAGGTTTCAGACTTATAAAGTCCCGGCACAACCATTCCAATCTCGTACTTATATGGATAACGCGCTCGGTACGCGGCTTCATCTCGGTAGTGATATACCGGATGTGAGAAGCGCTGGTCCAGCTTAAATCTTACCAAATCACCTATTTGCATTTGGACCCTCCGACATAATGACCGCGCGACGTTTAAGCATACTCATGCTCATGGAAGTTGGGTTCGGTCCTCTGTAGTTACCGATTACCCATAGCGATACATTGGTAGTATTATACTCGGTTACAATATTCACGATTGTGGCGAGGTATGCGGTATCAGGAAACTTTATCAGATCGCCTATCTTGAATGTCCTATCCATGTATTAACTATAAGCACCTAGGTGAGAATATTAAGAAGATATGATCACAAGATCTTCAGGCAACATCAAATCCCAATCGGGCTGACCAAACCAGTGGATCCAAAATAGTTGGTTCGCATCTGGAATCGTCATGTCCTTCTCGCGCGGACGTTGGCGGACGAGACCGATAGTATTGTGAGTCACACCTCTATCCGATAACCAACTATCAACTTCGATTTCAGGAGAATGCTTAACTAGATTACCTGCTTTCATTTACAACCTCTAACCAATCTGGAAATGCAACTGTAACTTGCTCTTGTCCCGACCATAGTACATGTACGCTCTCTTCGAGATACCCTTCCGTTGGGAAGTGTTCTACTATTACACCAATTGGGTTCTCATCGGGCCGGTAAATCGATCTGTGTTTTTCCACTATCACTACCAGATCACCAACTTTCATTTAACGACCTCCAGGTCTTGCTCAAGCCTCTGAATCCGACGCTCTGTTCCTATGAGAGTTAGTTCGTATATATCAAACTCGTCAAAGTTTGATCTAGTTACCGATGATATCAAAGCCAGAGCCCCAAATGGTACGCCGATGCCCGGTCTTATTACCCTTACGAGGCTCCCGGTTTTCATTTATCCTCCGACATCAAGTCTGTGACTTGCCACGAATAGTGTTTAAGGTCTTTCGCATGATTGCGGATCCGACGTGCTATCTTTTTCTTGTCATAAAACGTCTGTGGTGGAAAACAGTTCTCGACCGCGCCGATAACGACTGGGGCTCGTTCCCATCTGGATCCTGCTAGTACCTCTTCTCTGTTGTCTTGCAATACTTTTGCGATAACATCAAAAGGCATAGGAAGGTGCCGCTTTACAGCGGCGTAAGATCCGCCGTCTTGCAACTCGATACTTTCAACCGTAATAAATTGAGAATTAGTGTCATAGCTATCATGACCAAGCATTTCCCATCTAATATCACAGACGACACCAGTATTTTGAGTGGTCACATACTCTGATTTTGAATAATCATATTCTTGTATTTTGAAAGAAACGAGCGCGCCTTGGCCTAGGCCAGCATCGCGAATCTTTCCAGCGAAATCAAGGCGGGCGTCCAGGTCTAGGGCGGATCGCTTATCAACGTATGCACCTAGCTGCTCACACTTTCTTCGATCATGTCCGCGAGTGTTACAAAAAGAACAAGTGCGTTGGCTCTTATCCTTACCTTTGCCTCGCTGGTCCAGCATCGCCTTGTAGTAGTCACTACCATTTGCAGCGTGCTGCTCTAGCCTCTTCGTGTAGTCGGGGCAAGTGCGTCGGTTGTGTCCGTCTGTATAACAATATGAGCAACGTGACATTTTGTTTTCTCCTGTTCGAGTTACGCTATAACTGTAAGCACAGCTTAAGCAGAATTAAGTAAAAAAAGCATACCATCAGCGGCGCTGTGCCAGCCGGATGCTTTGGGATCGTCTCGCCAATTAATAAAATAGGGCTCGTAATCTTCTTGTGAGTCTAAATCCGCGCGCGCTCGAACCCGCTCACCTTGATCAACCTTGGTTACAATACCAATGTCTCCATCGGGGGACCATGTAACCAAGTCACCTATTTTAAGCTCTATGATCTTCATAAGTAAACTATAAGCACAGATTGTGCTAAATTAAGAGTGATCGACTGGTATGTTCAAGATGTGCTCGGCCAAAGGAATGGACTTTGTTTGAGTATTCCCGGCCTCGCTCTTGTCTGCCACCCAAACGGAATCCTCATAGAAAGACATGACACGAGAGGATCTAACGGCCAAGCAAACAACTACTTCGGCAAGCTCTCTTTCAAAAAAACTATAGAACTTGGGGTTGTTGCTGTCCCATCCAGAAACTCTCTCGTCCTCTTGTGCATCTTCATGCGACATCCATTCATGAATCTTCGGGTCATCGAAGAAACCCTCTTCGTCAAGAGCGATCATCATATGCTCTGTGAGATCAGATGCGCGCACGGGCTCGTCGCTATGACAACACTCGTTGGCCATTGACATATCGGAAGCGCCGCTATAAGGATCTGCTTCACCGTAGAATCTAACATATCCTTCTGGAAGGCCACGGTTATCAAATCCCCAATAAAGGCCAGCACCGTCCCAGCCCAGCCATTGTTCACAAAAGCCTTTTAATACCTTCTCTGTGATCTCTTTCTGTTTAGGTTTGAATATAAAATTGCAGAATCTCATCACATCTCCTTGGGTCTTCCAAGAAAATCATAAGCACGCATCGGCTCAAGTTTAGCACTTTCTCCAATATGAAGGACAACTGCTGGACCGATATCTAATTTCTTCTTTGATTCCGAAGACTTATACTTAATAAAATTATTCTTGTTGGTGCTCTCGCCAGACTTTGCGCCTGGATTAAGTCGGCTTGGACTCTTTGCATCAGTCCTAAGATATTCCATCGGAATCATTTTGCATGACTCACTAGCATCAGGCCATAGCTAGAAATCTTTGAAACTGTCTCGGCGCTCCGATGACGCTGACGCGGCTTGAACCAAGCGACGGTCACAATATACCTGCTATCTTTCAGTTGACAAAGCTGAGGTTCAGTTTTTGCACCAGTCTCAAATTTCTTATCAATTACAATTCCGTGAATTGCATCAGCATTAGTTGACCAACTTTCTCTGACGATTGCTCCGGCTTTGAGTTTGTGCGCTTCTTTAATAGTCATCTACTTTCCCACAAAGACCAGCCGCCTTCTGTGACAAAAGAATAAGCGCCTGTCTTTTGAAAGCGAGGTTTCTTGTGTGACATATAAACTTGTTCTCCAGAGGCCAATCGTATAAGATACTGTGAGCCTCTGATATGTTCCATAACTAGAGCGCCTTCAAATCCCTTCTGTGAAATAATCGAGCCAACCAACTTCTGTCGCGAACGCGCGAACTCTGCGCGCTGTTCCCCTGTCAGTCTCTTTCGTGTTCCGTTTCTTCGTCCCATGACTACCTCCTTGTATAATAAGTATAAGCACACGGCACACGCAATTAAGCGCCGCTGACAATTTCTAAGTCTTTTTTGTGATGGAGAAGGTTCTTTGACTTTCCCTCAAGCCTGACCCAATCGCCGTCAATCTCCAAAATCAGGTAACACTTATCGAGATCTCTAGTAGAGGGTTTCGTAAATTTTGCTAGCTCACCGGGTTTCACTCACGATCTCCAACATATCACTGATTTCAGCAGTGGGCGAACCGTTAACAGACCATAACACTTTAACGCCGCACGTACCGGTGGCAATATGAGTTACTAAGCCGAGGCCAAGAGACTTTGAAATAGTGTGTCTTACCAAATCACCGACTTGCACTGATGACCTCACATGCGTCCGCATCCCAATAATCTTCGCCGTAAGAAGCGAGACATACCACGCTTCGCGAGACTGTTCCGTCTCTCAGCGTATATTCGCTTACGCTTATGACGAGGGCTGGCCCTCTGCCTTGCGGCATTTCTATCAGATCACCTGCTTTCATGCCTATATTGTAAGCACGATTAGAAGTATGTTAAGGCCATTGGACCCATAAAAGCGACGATGGCAGCTACAATGGCCCAAAAGAATCCATAGATGCTCAGGCTTCCGTCCGAAGTTTGTAATGGTTGTTTAAGTAATATCTTCACTTATTTCCTCTCTAGTTTTTTTCTACACCAATGAAGAGTTTTGGTCATTGTAGAATCATCTCTTTGAAGCACAGCAATTTGCTTGTCTTCATCTACTGATATAATATCATAAACGAGATAAGTCCGATCCTTAACAAAGTAAGAACCGGGCTCAATCTTGATATGTTTATACTTCTCGTATTCTTCGAGATATTTTCTTTGACTTTCTTTCATAGTGTTTGGTCGGGGAGGAGGGATTTGAACCCTCGTGTAACCAACTACTCTTTCTACTGTTTATAAGACAGAGGAGATACACCCCGGTAATAATATTTATATAACTTTTACTTCACTTCTAAGTTCAGGGCTAGCCGGATAAGGTTGGGAGCCATCCTCAAACCACTGGATAATCGGATCATCGTCCTCGTCAAAACCAAGTACGATTCCTAACCAGCTATCCAAATATGGCGCGGTGTGGACTTCGCCTTCTGCATGTTTTACCAAATCACCGACTTTCACTGATTACCTCTATATTATGCTCAGAATACATGTTTAAATCTTCGACAATGTTGTCATCGCACCACCTAACAAGTGTTGCCCACTCGTCACATTGCACGATTAGGCCAATGCTATTGTAACACTTTATTAAATCACCGGCTTTCATTGTACAATAATCTCCAACTCATCTTCAAACCAATATCCAGAGGCTTGGCCAGTATTCCACTGGACCTCCCACATCAGAGGAGCCGATCCTTCGACAGATCTGAACACTACGCCGTATCGATATATTTTTAACTCTTCGCGCGTGATTGTATCGCAACCCGGAGCGGGCTTAACTAGGCTCCCTGCTTTCATACTACTTCAATCTCTCCAACGGGGCCAAAATCTTCCTCATACTCATACCATATTCCTTGTGTGGGCTGACCATTTAACAAATCTTGGTACCAAATGACTTTGGCGCCGTTTGGTTGAACATCGACAACGAACCCCAAGCCTTTACAATCCCAGTGTCCATGGCACGCCCATCTAACCAGCCCGCCTATTTTTAGTTCGCTGAACATAATACTTTTAATACTTGCCTCTCTGGGTGAGTCACCTTGCCGTCTGGCCAATATACATGACACCGGATACCAACACATTTGATGATGATGCCAGGATTATGTAAGCGCCGTTCGTCAGTGTAAAGTCGCTCGTCCATAGACAGCTCTTCCCAGTCAAGGACAACGAGGTCTCCAACGACAGGCTTCTTAAGTTCATTCATACTTATATTATAAGCACGATTTAAAGATGATTAAGCTGTTGCATCAATTGTTCTGCTATGGCTCGTTTCAAGTCTTCAGCAATAAATTTTGCTAAATCTTCTTTTGTCTGGAAATCTTCAAGTCGGCTCTCGGCTTGCTCCAGTGAGTTAAGAATAATCTGTTCCATTTTAATTCTCCATTAAATGTTTAGTGGACCCTCTCGGACTCGAACCGAGGACCACTCCGTTATGAGCGGAGGGCTCTAACCAACTGAGCTAAAGGTCCATAGTAGTAGCCGAGGTGGGACTCGAACCCACAAGCCCATAGGGCGACAGATTTTAAGTCTGCTGCGTATACCAATTCCGCCACTCGGCCATGTATTTATATTATAAGCACGATATGTATTAAGTTAAGTGGTACACCCGACAGGATTTGAACCTGTGACCTACGGATTAGAAGTCCGTTGCTCTATCCAACTGAGCTACGGGTGCAAAAATATTTATAACACCATCATACTAAATCTAGTTCAATAAGTCAAGAGCGCCGTCGCTTAACGTATGCTTATAACCAAATTTTGGAAATAGAACCACGTTATAACTGCTGCCTATATAGCGCTGCTCTCTCTTGCCAATAATAATTCCTACCTCGCCTTTGATTATAAATTTCATAGGCACAGCACAGTCATCTTCAACGTGCGATGAGCCGGGCTGCCAATTACATTTTACTAGATCACCGACTTTCATTTATTAGTCCCATGTAATTATAATCTGGTGAATCTCCGAGAATGCTGTCTATATTTTCGTATGTTGGTAGGCCGTCGTCCATCCACACTACTGATACTGCTTCGCCCCGAGCTTCTTTTTTCCAGCCGACGAGCTTTACAACCAGCCCATAAACTATTTCCTGGTCTATGTTACAGTACGAAATCAGATCGCCTACTTTTAAACTATTTTCATGCACTCCCACTCTCCTTCTAGATTAGTATACTTGATCTCTTTAATTCCAGCCTCTCGTATGTACTTCATACAATACTGACAAGGCTTTGCCATGGCTCTACCGCCAGTCTTTAGAAATCTAATAACCTCTATGGTATCTCCTGGCTTTGCAAAGCGTAGCACATTCATTTCTGCGTGCATGTGGCTGCCTGTTGTGCCATCTGGATATGTTCTTTTGAATCTAGGGTGAGTCTTATATGTGTTCTCGCCTATTCTGACGACTTTCTTTCCTCGCTTCAAAATAGCAGCGAGATGGTAGACCCTACCATTTTTCAATGCTCTCTCACGAGCTTCGTAATACACCGGACATAATGTCCACTCCTATTCTTTATTATAAGCACAGAATCGTACTTATTTAGCTCTTTTTATATCTTTTCTTTCCATATACGAATGATCTTCCGCTCCCTGCCAGCGGACATTACAAGATCCATCGTTCATAACTTTCACCACTAGACCGACTTTATTATAAAGTCTAGAAAACATTTTTAGTTTCTGTCCATAGGCAGATAAAGTTACTAAATCACCGGCCTTCATTCACTAACTCCAACCATGCCGCACTGTTCCATGAATATTTAGGACACCCTGGCGGCGGATTGATCCACTGTACTTTGTAGTCACAACCTGGCGTGCGCTTCGTCGCGTCATGCTGCACTTCAACTATAAGACCTAAACCACTGCGATCAAGGGCATGAGTATTATTTACCAAATCACCTGGCTTCATTGACAACCTCCAAAGTATGTGGCCACTCGAATTCTTCTCCCATGGGCCACTTGACAAGCGCAGACGCGTGCAGATATCCTTCCGGTTCAAGATATTCTATCACCAAGCCTAAAATATCTCTATGATGGTTGGTCCGACGGATACTAGATTTGAGCTTAACCAAATCACCGGCGCGCATTTTTTAACTCCGTCGTAAATTGAGAGAAAGTATGGATTTCTCCATTGCCATCCTTTACAATTAGATCTCTTGTCTTGGGCTGAAATCGTATGATCTTGCCTTCTTTGCCTTCACAGACAACATAGTCGCCAATCTTCATTGGGCACCTCCTAGTAAGTATATTATAAGCACGCAGATCCTAAAATTAACCTGGGCATGGTATAATCTTTTTTACCTTATTCCTATTAATCAGATTAATTTCGCTCTCGCCGTACTGAATATTGTAGTCGTAAGGTGGTGATTGCGGAAATTCGATCCTCCAGCACCAACAGGGTGTGTAATTTCTGCTGGCAATATTGCCTTTGGCATACAAATCAAAGCGCTCGACCAATATGCCGACTGAGCCATCTTTCCATATCACCGTGTCACCTGCCTTCGGCGGGTTTCTTCTATTCACTCAATATCCTTAAGTCTGTCTCGTCATGCCAGAAGGATTCTTCTGATTCCATCCAGTGTACACAAATGTTTGTACCCTGGAAATGTTCGCCCATTTCTATTATTATTCCGTAAGCCGGTTCTCTGGTGGCGTCATCTGGGAATATCCCAGGCACCCATGGGCCTATGTACGAAACCAGGGAGCCTACCTTCACCTCGCATATATTACCCCATGGGGTGTGAGTACGCTAGAGGCCCACTCGTCGGTTACATAGCCTCTCACTGCGCTTTTGCCCTTAGTATAAGGCGCCTTCCAAGATGCTGGTTTGAAAATCGCGCCGTCTCTCTTTCTGACAAAAGCGTATACAGTTCTTGAAGTAGCGCCATGGCGGTCCGAATCACTGACTCTGGATAGTTTCCAGTATACATGCCCGTTATCATTCACTTCAATATGCTCTTTTGGCAATGTTGGAAAGTGCGTGTCCATATATTCTGACACTATTTTTTGCGCTTCTTTAACAAAATAGTGAAACGCTAGATCTATTTCTTCTTCTGAGTATCTCATCATGCCTCCGCTATGGGAAATTTTGCAGCAATATCTAACATTGTATCTGCGCTAGCAATATATATATCATATTTGCGCATCAATTGTGTATACTGTGCGTATTTGCCCTCCTTCTTTAAGAGAAGAGCCTCTTCATAGACTTCTTCTGCCTCACGCTGTAATTTGATCCAATCTTCAAGAAAGATATTCTTGAAGATCTCTGGTTTTATTTCATGTGAGGGTGGTGCCATTTCCATAGGACCTCCTTATATAATAACTATAAGCACGGAACAAAATTATTTAAGTAGTTTTCTTTGGACCAGCGGAAATAACCTTAAAGTGTTTTAGATTATACCAAGACTTTTTTTCATAATCCAGTGGCCAGTATCTTAGGTCAGAAGAGCTTAGGTGATCATCTCCAGCGGTACCCCAAGATCTTGCAGGCCAAACTTGAGACGGCATCTTGTCATCTTTCTTGACCCACTCCAGCGCTATAATAACATCACCGTGCTGCATTACTCTACTCTTCGAATCCTTCCGTTCATACCTGAAATAATCTACAACTATCCCCATAGCTTTTGAACCGGCACTATTATAATGAAGCAGGGTGCCTATCACTTTAGAGATCTAAAGAGCGCCTCTTTCGCGTCAAATATAGCGCGCTCGCATCTAGATACATTATTCTCTACTAGTCGGAGTACAAACGCCTCTTCCTTGCCTCGAAGCTTCCTAAGCTCCTCTTTCTTATCAGGTAAGGACGCCTCTGCTGCCTCTAATAAGACAGTAAGCACGTCCTCGGAAATGTTAACAGTTGACATGTCAATCCTTTTGAAAATTTTCTTTTACTTCGATCAGTATCGATCGAATATTATTAATCTTAGCTTCAATCTTCTCTGAGGCCTCTACCTCTAGCGCATGTTTTAGAAGATATAACTGCGTTATAGCCTCATCCAATTTAGTTTCATTCTTGTCCGGTTCGTATACTCTTCTCAAAATATTGTTTCCTTAATGCGTAATTAAATTCGAACAGAGGTTTGGTAAAATATTGTATACTCCATCAGCTACCCCCTATAATAAATAGGGAGGCAGTGGTCGTCATGGCCATTCGGAATATTATTTTATCTGAGTACGACGTGACCTAAGTCTATTAGGTTGTTAGCAGACGCATAATAGTCGTTTTTCATATTAATTATTTTTCCAGAATCAACCAAATGCTGGAACAAGTATACTGTGTTTTCAAAAGAAAGGCGGCCAGATTCATACTGCTCTATCTTTTCCAAAAAGGAAGCGTTTTCCATTATAAGAACTCCATGGATTAAGCATAAATAGTATGCTGGTTACATTAATTGCTGTTTTTCTAGATACGACATACAAATAGCATAATTATCTATTAGTATTTGTACCAGGCATATAAGCTCGTGTTCCACGGATCCGTATGACATTATTTTATCTTTTTTCTAGTTTTTTTATATAGAGTTTGTTGTGCTCTAGAATTTTTTTATATTTATTGTTTTCGTAAGCTAAAATTCTTATCTCTATTATCATTTCTTTTAATATACGAGCGCATTCGAAGTCTGCTTTAAACACATAATCGTTATTGATATTATTTATCCTGCTTTCCGCCCTCTCAAGAAGTTCGCGTCGCTTCTCTTTTCTTGTTTTTTCCATGAGCGACTCTCCTCAAAAGGACTTTCGTCAATTTTATATCATAATGTATGCGGGTTCCCAGAAAAATGAACTTCTAAATTATTTCCTAACTTATCTTGTAGCCACTTTTCCATATCTGTTCCGGAAGAAAAATCTACCGTTTCACTATTATTAATTAGTTTCCAAACTTTTACTTCTTCTAGAATATCAACCTTATTGAATACAAGCTTGTTAACGCCGTTAATCTTTGCGGCGCGCTCTAGTAAATTGAAGTCCATCCAGTTACATTGGCGCGCGCGACCGGTTGTTGCTCCGTACTCTTCGCCAGCGTCCCGAATTTTTTGAAATATTTTTTCCTTTGGCTCGAAGTCTTTGTATCCAGAGTAGGTTTCATATAGCTTGGCCACGCCCCATACGTCTCTGATCCAAGATGGTGGGATAGCGTTGAGCAACGCTCCTGCGCTCGTACAATGGCTAGACGTCACGTATGGGTAGTCGCCATGGTCTATGTCCAGTCCAAAGCCTTGTGCGCCCTCACACAGTATCCTTACGGTCTCTCCAGACTCATGGAACTCTTCGTATAAGTTAATCAAATATGGCTCAAGTTCGGGAACATCCTTTGCACGCACTCCCACGCGCGCGTACTTGTCTCTGTACGCGGGCCCGTTACCTTGCTTAGTTGTACCTAGCTTGCTATCCTTACCGTCCTCTTCAAGGTGCTTTGTAGTGATTACGTGCGCGTTGTCAGCTATGTATATCAAGCCTTGTGTATTAATACCGCCTGCCTCTAACTCTCCAATCTCCTTGAAGAATTGGGCGGGGTTGACTACGCAGCCTGAACCTATTATCGACTTGACACCGTGGAATACTCCACTAGGTATGTGATGGGTAACGAACTTTTTACCTTCGTGATAAATCGTATGGCCTGCGTTGCAGCCTCCGTTGTATCTCAGTACGTGCGTGTATTCTTTGTATTTACAAAGGTAATGTGTAACCTTTCCCTTACCGCAGTCACCATATTGCAGGTCGACAATTATATCAGCTAACATTTACTGCTCCTTAAGCTAAAAACTATACAACTAGTATACTTTAGTTTATCTAATTTGTCAAGAGTATCTGACGAAAGAGGAAAATTTTTTCGGACAAATTTCGCGCGATCGCTGCTCGCCCTTATCCAATTCACCTCGGGGGGCCGCGGCTCCTCGGTCGCGACCAAAAGTGCGAGGGCCAAAAACAAGCTCTGAACCAAAAGAACCATAAGTAACATTAGTATTAAGCGATTCTCTCTATGCCGCTTCTTCATTCTCATACAGCCCGTAGTATTCGACAACTGAGTCCACTAGGAAGTAACATGTAACTGCTAAAGATATGCCAGAGAGAACATCAACAATATAGTGTTGTTTCAATACTAATGTTGATAGAGATATACCTAGTGCCCAAAGAAGATATAATGATTTTGTTCCAAAGAGCACCTCTGCTAACTTCGTCTTTCTCACCCCCATAAATAGGGTCCAGGCGAATGCTACATGTCCGCTCGGAAATGTATTATTAGCTCCGTCGATCTGCCTTGTTAAATTTAACAACACTTCGGATAAAGTATTAACCTCAAAAGCAACCCTAGGATAGTGAGATGGCAAGAGAACATAGGAGGCGTTTAATACCGCAGCTACAACCACGCAGGACCAAAATGTTGTAAAGAATGTCTTTCTCGTCTTTACCAACAGGACCATGGTGATAAATATAACAGGTATTATACTGTGGTATATCCATATGTGCTCCGGCATTAAGGGTATAGCCTCATCGATGCTTGTCATAAAATCAAATTTATGTTCGACGGCGTATGATTGAATTAAGAAATAAAGAGCAAAGTTTATGATACTAAAAATTAGCATATGTTTCGCTTTACTTCCTATAGACACAGAATTCCCTCTTCAAAGCCAGTAGACAATGATGTATTGGTCGAGATGTGAAAAGATTTACGCACTCAACTATAAATAAATATGTAGAAAAAACAAAAGGTTCCCGCCTAGATGTCTTTTTAGTTATTTTATTTTAAAGATACTAGTGAACGGCGGTAGATATGCCAGAGGCGCACACTAGATCTAGGCCAATATAATACCTTGCCATCATTGCCGTCTGTAAGACTAACATGTCTGTGCCGTTTATCAGTATCTCTTCCTTGCCGGGGTCTCCGAGTCGTTCATTTTCCTCTAGAACTCGACTGGAGATAGTTGTAATCTTATAACTTGTTTGATAACTCTCACAAAGCAAGGACATAACATTGTTGTTCTTAAGTTCTTTCTCTACCTGATCTTTTATCAGGTCTTCTAGTATAGATATTTGCGTATTACATTCTTTATTGATTTCTTGCGCGTCGACAACTGTAATGGAAAATGTTCCGGGGGATTCTGGGGATTCTTCAGACATGCTTATATTTCGAGAGCCTTCTTTAAATCATCAAAGCCCCCAACAAGCTCATATGTCCTATCTTCTGACTGATGGAAAACCATTGGTACCGTAGGCCAGTTATACGCTAACTTGAGTGATTCAAAAAGCTGCTCTGACATATCCACAGAAATTAAATTATAATTCTTCTCTTTTTCTTCAAGAAATTCGACTGCAGAATGACAGTACGGGCATGAATTTTTTACATATAATACGTAATTATTCATCTCTGGCTAGCTGCTTCGAGCACCTTAGATGTTGTTAATTCAAAACTACCAAGTACAATCATGTTTGTTGCCGCGGAGATGGAGCTAGAACCGCAATTCATTTGTAATTTCGTGAATCCTTGCTCTTTATTGAGTTCGGACAGCCACGCACAATCGTCTCCAACCCTCTCCACAAAGTCTGGGTAATCTTTTGCCGATGTAATATGGTTAATATTAACGAGTACCTTCCTTAGTGAATAATTTCCACTGGAAGAGGAGGAGAAAAGTTTTCTTTGTGTATCTTGACTCTCTGGAGGGGTTGAATATTTAAAGTATCCTGCATTTTCATGGACTTCTGTTAAAATAATAAATTTACCCGACATTTTCTAAACTTCCCTCGTATGCAGTGATCTCTCTCTCTTTCACGTACCATGTTTCATTTTCAAAGAAAACGCCAACGTGCTCACTTATACTTTTTGTATCTGAAACTAGAAAAGTCTTTGGTTCCTCAAATTTTTTCCAGTCTGAAACAGCGCTAGTGCCGTCTTTAGATACTTCGTACTTTTGTAAAATAACTTGCGATGGTACGAAAACTAACTTTCCTTCCCTAATCATTCGATAACTCCTCTATATCTTTGATTTGATTCACTAAATTTTTCATGTCTTGAATAGTGTTATATGTTTCTTCGTCTACCTCTTGCGCGCTTTCGCTTTCTGACAAGAGTATTTTCTGATATCCTATTAAGATACTCTTCATATCTTCTAGTTGCTGTGTAGCGCTATAGATTATGTCCTGCGCAGCGTCTAGATCTTTTATACATTTTATGGGATCATTCTCTATTCCCAGTAGAGACGACGAATTCGCGACAAGCTCGCATGAGTTCTTTAAGTCTTGATGAATTTCTGCTATAAGGGAGGAAACTTTCAGTGGCACGTCTTCTAAATCTATACTATAAGTAACTTTAACTCTCACATATACCTTCTTAAACAACCCCGATAATATAATTGATCCACACTGCCGAGCAAATGCCAACTAGACTACTGACTGCAATCCACATAAGTTTGGTGTGTACTTTCTTCCAAGACTCCAGTTCTCTCAATCTCGCGTATATCCCCTGATCCGGATCATACACAGCTTTCTTAATCTGTGAGATGTGTACAGCTACTTCTTCCTGTCTCTCTTTGACGGTTTGGATTGCGTCCATTAAGCGTTGCAATTTACCGTCTATCTCAACTAGATCAATCTGAATATCTGTCTCGCTAACCATGATATATTATACCTCGAAGCATAACTAGTGTCAATACTATAATTCCACTACTGCATGTCCTGATGTAATTAGTGAAGTAGCTACAGAAGTCGCGTTTTGCAGCGCTGTCCTTGTAACCTTAACAGGATCTATTACACCCGCAGACATCATGTCTACAATCTCGCGACTAACAAAGTTATATCCCTGATTATTATCCGCCGACTCAATCATGGAGATTATAATATCCGGAGATTCTGAAGCATTTAAGGACATCTGCTTTACTGGTTCACTAGCAGCATCGAGCACAATTCTTGCGCCCAGTTCTTGGTCGTGGTTATCAAGCTCTAGCCTTCTGATATCTTCTCTAACTGTCTTCGATACTCTTAGCAGGGCCGTGCCTCCTCCGGGTACCATGCCTTCTTCCTGGGCTGACTTAACAGCCTCTAGCGCGTCCTCGATGCGATGTTTCTTCTCGATCATCTCAATTTCTGTAGCGGCGCCAACTTTAATAATTGCGATACCGCTAGCCAACCTAGTTATTCTCTCTTGGATCCTTTCGCACTGTTTCATATCGCTAGTCTGAGAAAGTTCTGTCTTTAGATTATCGATTGTCTTTTCGATATCTTCTAAGTCAGCTTCGCCGCCTACGATCGTTGTAAAGTTCTTTACCACCTCTATGTTCCTGCATGTGCCGAGGTGCTTAAGCTCGACCTGATCTAGTCTGACTCCTGCTTCTCGGGATATAAACGTTGCTCCTGTTGACACGCAAAGGTCCTTGAGGATATTTCTACGCTCTTCTCCATACCTTGGGGCCTTTACTGCTGCAACCCTAAGCGTACCTCTGGTCTGATTCATAATTAAGGATGCTAGTGCCTGGCCGTCTACTTGCTCTGCTATAATAACTAAAGGTCTGCCGTCTCTTGAGATAATTTCTAGAGTTGGCATGATCTCCTCTACTGTACTGAGCTTATGATCGGTAATCATCAGGAAACAATTATCATATTTAACAGCACCCTTGCGCTCGTCATTGATAAACGCGTTGGCAAAGTATCCAGAGTCAAACCTGAAGCCTTCGATAACATCCAGACTCGTGTCGAGAGACTTTGCTTCCTCTACTGTGATCGCCCCATCCTTGCCAGCTTGGTCTGCTGCCATAGATATCAACTCTCCGATAGCCTTGTCATTGTTGGCAGAGATGGTTGCGATATGCTTAATGTCTTCCTGGCTGGAGACAGGCTGCGAGAGGCTCTTAAGTTCTGTGACCATCGCCTCGGTTGCCTTGTCGATGCCCCTCTTTAAATCAATAGGGACAGCGCCAGCCGCTAAGTACTTCTGGGAGTTTACGAGGATTGCTCTAGACAAGATTGTGGCCGTAGTCGTGCCGTCGCCTGCTTTCGCATTAGTCTGAAACGCTGCCTGCTTAACAATCTGCACTCCAACATTCTCCACGGGATCTTCCAAGTCAATGAAAGACGCTACAGTTACACCATCTTTAGTTACTATAGGATTCTTATCCTTCTGGTGTAAGATAACGTTCCTGCCTCTCGGTCCAAGAGTGGAGCCCACGTTATCTGCTAGGGTATTAACACCCTTCAGAAGCCTTTCATTTAAAGCTTGGTTGGATGCATAGTGTTTAGACATATTTCTTCCTTTAGTTAAGTATAGTCTATAATAACAACAAACGTTTGTAAAGTCAAGAGGTTATTTTAATTATTTATACTTGAGTTTCTTCTTCGACTGCTGCAGTTTTCTCACCAATAGAGTTTGATGAATTAATTGCTTGTTCCGCCGCGGGCTTCTGAAGGCCGCCTGTAAAGAAGTCGTTAAGAGAGGTTGTTAATACCTTAAGCTCTCTGAAGATCTCGAATACCTTTTCATTCATAATCCCTCTATAAAGATTAACCATCTCGTATACATAACTTTGTCCAATAAAAAGACGACCTAGATAGGACTCTTCTCCGATAGATTTAGTAATAGTTTCAATTTGACCGCCGGTCACGATCCATTGCTGATTGGTCACATAGCCATAAGTGTTCGTCATCGCGTTGAAGAAAGCTTCCCTATCACCGGTGTTGTGTACCGCTCGCAATACTGCTACCGATTCTTCAAAGCTAGCGTAGTTGCTAGGAGATGCTGCGGACCTGCCCGCTGCTTTTCGATCCTGCTCTGCGGCGGTGACTAGCTCCTTGTGCAGCAGTTTAAGTTGGATGTTAACCCTCCTGGCCAATGTGTACACGGGATGTGCTAATATATTTTCTTTCGTTGCCTTCTTGGTATTTGCAGTTAATTCTGGGTGCAGGTTTGCTACAGCTTGGACCCAGCGCTGTTCGCCTTTACCAAATCCCTCTCCGTTTTCACCTTGAAGTTTTAATACCGATTCTTTATAGTTACCTGGCTGGTCCCGATAGAGCTGGATCTGGCCGGCGACGTCCTGAAACACTTCATCGAAGTTAGATTGCCACCAGTCCTGATCTTCGTCACCAACAGGCTCACCGCTATAGTTTGGTACCGGTGTAGTGTATTTCAACTGCCTTGAGGGGTCAGCCGTGACGCCATCTTCGCCCATGGGCAATCTCAGATTGTCGCGCTTCTTGCCGCCGGCGGCGGATAGGAAGTCTAACACATTTTCGTAATCGTAGTAGAATCGTTGGAATTTGATAACGCCTTCGAGAGTTGGTCCCTCTCCCGTTAAGGTTTTCAGACAAACCAAGTACTCCATCCTCTCCACAGGCATCGAGCCGCGGCCGGCGAGATCATCAATAAGCATGAAGTAAGACCCCTTAACACTATCGCCTGTGTCGGTTAGTAGCTTTAGACTGATTGGCTTTCCTGATTTGCTTGTAAGATCGGCAATAGTTTGATTGCCCGTAGGAATCTGTTCTCCTCCTAGAAGAACGGCTATGAAGGACTCAAAGGTGAAGCCTGCGGCTGAAGCGTTGAAGTTCTGAAGGATCATCGTAAGAGTCTTATAGAAAGTTAGATAACCAATAATTCTACCAATCGTTTGTCTAGGATCGCCAGTGTCAATGCCGGCCGAGGCTAGCGAGGTTTTGCCTACACCCTTAGTCTTACCCGTTTTTTCACTCTTTGTATAAAAGGCCTCAAGTTTATTCAGCTTTACTTTAATATCATCTTTCGGAGAAACCCCAACGTGATTAAGAAAGCTTTCTAGTTGAATTCTGGCGTCAGAGGGGTTCCCGCCTTCACCTGTTGCCGATCCCCAAGCCAACTCCGACATCTGTAGTTCTGGAATGCCGTTCCAAACAACGCTTATCTCTTCCGTTGTGGGCTCTTCCTGCAGCATCGGATCAAAGACAGTCATCTGCTCGCTAATCAGAGAGACCAGCGACTCAAATGAAAGATCGGGAAATGGTTTTTTACTTTCGGACAGAAAGTCCGAGAAAATCTCTTTATTATCCATAGTCATACCTATAATTAGTTATCTAAATCGCTAGATGGCTTGTTTAATTTATTAATAATCTCATTAAGTTTCAAGCCGGCAGTATCAATCTTTCTCTTTGTCAGATGGTAGTGGCATACAACACCATGATAATTGCCATCTGCGGCCGGCTGATATACGCTGGTTATGAGTTCGCCCTTCTTCGTTGGGCACGTTAATGGTATATCATAATGCTCGTTAAGAAACTCTAGTAAAGCTTCATAAGCCCATATCTGCTGCGGGTAATATCCAAGGTGAGGTTTTAGAGTCACGCCATGTACAGCACTGTCAGTTAATATTGGTCGCTCGCCATGGCCACGCTTAACATAAGTGTTTTGATACTTTGTGTAATAGGCGTTGCTGAAGTCTATACCTATAGAATTATTATTAACCTTTCTAATGCCTGCATGCCAGCCAATGTCGTTGCAATCCAGAAGCTGGACAATCGTTCCGTCGTTGTCAATAACAAAGTGAGTGGATATGTTTCTTTTCTCCAGCACTCTCTTACAAGAGTCAGCAGACAGGCACACATCCCAGTGAGTCACTGCCATATGAGGCGCACGTCGGCCATTGTATTTCTTGTGTGTCCCGTCCTTCAAGAGATCAATCTTGACCTTTGGCCAATCGATCGCTATCATCTGGCCATTGCATAAGATGCGGCTAGCCGATTTTGAAAAAGCTTCTCTGTTAGTGTTGGCTCTTCGGTAAGTTACTTCTCCGACAAGACCGTCCGCGGTCAAGTCGTGGGCCAACTGGAATTCTACGATCCTATCTATAAGATAAGAGTCGAACTTGGTTGCTCCGAACCAATTTGGCGTCCACCCGTATTTCTTTGCTGTTCTTTTATTGTAGACAATTTTATATAATTTCATCTGCAATGCCCAACTCAACAACTTCTTTAGCGTCAAGGTATACATTCATTTTCCTATCAATAAGCTTCTTAATATATCTTTTAGACATATCGGTCTCCTCTACTAGAGCGTCGATATATCTATCCTGTGTCCATTTGGCTTCTTCAATCTCGTTGACTAAGCTATGAAGATTGCCATGATGGCCTGCAATTACTCCATGGATCATTACGCGGCAGTTCTTGCCAACTTTTCTTTTACCCTTTGTTCCTGCTGCCAAGAGTATAACGCCGGCGGACATTACTTTCCCTAGGCCATGGGTATGTATCTCTCTGTCTGCCCTTACCAGTCTCATAGTATCATAAATGCCAAACATATCTGCAGCGGACCCGCCCCAACTGGATAAATAGAAGTTAACAGGCTTGCAATCTTCTACTGGTTCGCTGATCTTACTCTTTAATAGAGAAGTGATAACATCTGCAGAGTTTTCTTCATCTATATCTCCATACAGAATTAAGCTAGACTCTTCTTGGCCGGGTAAGGTCTCATTTCCCAAGCTAGGGAAATTGATCATCAGCGGCATTGAAGCTTCTATTTCATTTTCTTCAGTTGCTTCTATTTCCGCTGGCTCTTCTGGATCTGTTTTTTCTTTTGATAATTTCATATAGTAAAACTCCAACAATATAATTAGATTTTCAAAATGTTTTCTCTAATTACAATCCTTTTCTTTTGTATTCCTTTTCAACATAATTCATAGCTTGAAACCAGTTAGAAAACTTTAATTTCCCTCTCAGACTCTCTGGGGTGTTCATAAATATAAATTTAATAGCACTCTTGCGCCACTCCCTTACGAACGTTTCGTCATAAGCTACCAACTTTTGTAACTCTTCTTTCGAGACTTCACTATTTTCCTCTTTTAGGGCTTTATATTTAATGTCTCTAGCCATCTGCATATGAGTGTCCGCGACTCTGAGAAGCCCTAAACTATATACTAGCATTTCTCCGAATAAGTAATTCAGTCTAGAAACTCTCAATATAGCGCTTAGGAGCTTGTGGCAGAAAGCTCCGCAAAAAAACCATATTGCACTGTTGAGAAAAGGGTCTTCTGATATCATATCTATATAATAGCACAAAATAAAAAGCCCGTCAAGGACGGGCTTTCTAAAAATCAAATTAAAGCGTTTTTATTGATTATTCTTAGTCTTCTCTAGTAGGCGCTGTGCAACTCTACGAGTAATCTCATTTAGATACTCCTCGTCTAGTTCCTCCTCGACGGTAATGCCTGCAGAATCAAAGTCCTCCAAAACGGGCTCCTCTTCTTCTCCGGCCGGCTCCTCGGGAGGTAACTCCTCGCCGCCTTCGTCACCAAGTGGTTCCTCGGGAGGTAACTCCTCGCCGCCTTCGCCGCCCTCTACGTCGATGTCGACTGGGTGACCTTGGGAGTCAAGCTCTTGTGCGAGCGCGTCGGTTACAGCTTGAACGATTGCTGTGACATCCAAGTCGCCGCCGGCATCTCCACCTAGGTCATCGACAGGCTCGTCCATGGGCTCGTCATCTAGGGGTGGAGCATCGTCCATAGGATCACCCATGGGCTCGTCGCCAAGCTCTGCTTCTTCCTCGTCGTCGCGACCGTATGCTGGGCCGCCTAGGCCCTCTTCGGTAACGTCTTCCTCGGTTACTTCGTTCTCCTCGGTAAGCTCGGCGTCCTCGGACACCTCTTCCTCTTCCTTGAGCCAACGGCCGCTAGCTTTATTAGCAATATCAGTCCGGGCCGTATTGCCTGCTTTTCCCGTTCCCTCTTGTACTTTCTCTAGAAAGTTCTCGGTGTGTGGCTTTAAGTTAGCCAACTTCATGAACTTCCTAGTTGTGTCTTCATTCAATAAACGCTTCATTTGTTATTCTCCTTGTGCTTTATAAAGACTATAACACTATCCAATATATAAATAGTCGTTATTTTTTTAAAAAGGTATTAAAAATCCAACTTATTTGCAAAATCTGTTAATTTTTTCAAAGCCTTATCTTCTATCTGTTTCACTCTAACGAAACTTACATTTAATCTTTTAGCGACTTCTCTTAAAGTTAACGCTCCATTATTTGTTACTGTCTCGTTTACACAGTTCAAGTCCGGACCAAAATCGACCCACAATCTGCAGTCCTTATTCTGGCATGGGGTTTTTGCTTTTCTACATTTCTCTAAACAGTTCATAGGTCAGGGTGTTCCTCCGCCAATACGTCGAAGATATTCTCTAGATCTTCACTATCAAGACTATATTGTTTTTCAATTTTCTTGCCTTCTTCTATAAGTTTTTTATTTTTAGCCCTTTTGTTCTTACCCTGTAATTCATATTGTTCTTTAAAATCATCAATATATTTCAAGATTAGATCGTCCTTCTCTAAGTAACCTGTAATCATAGCTCTAAAAAACTGTGATTGGTTCATACCATCATATTTAAGTCTGGTTCTTAGGTCTGCTTGTCTCTTATGAGAATCATAGAACATAAACTTTTTTCTTTCTCTTGGATTTGGTACAGGTGGTTTTTTCATTTTCTTCTCCTCATAATGTGGGTGGAACTTTCTATTTGTCCAGCATTTGTTTGCTGTGCGAATTCACATTTATTCTGAAACTCTACAATATTTCTTGCGCCGGAATATGAAAATCCACTTTTTATGCCGCCGCGGAGGTCGTCTAATATATTTTGGACCTTCCCCTTGTAAGGGACGGTTGTAGACACTCCCTCCGGAGTAGACGACTTAGCTCTCCAATCATTTTGTGCTGCAGACGAAGCCATGCCTCGATAGACTTTATACTTCTTTCCATCTGCGTTGCTAAATACCTCTCCGGGAGTTTCTTTCGTTCCGGAAAGCAGAGAACCAACCATCACAAAATCGGCGCCGGCTGCATAGGCTTTGACTATATCTCCGGATGTCTTGATCCCTCCGTCAGCTATAATCTTTGCGCCATGGCTCGTCTTGGTACAGTCTAATATGCTTTGTAAAGTTGGCACGCCATGGCCAGACACTAGCCTAGTTGAGCATATGCTTCCACCACCGATACCAACTCTAATACTGTCCGCTCCCCAGAGGGCCAGATCGTCGAATGCCTCTAGGGTAGCTACGTTGCCAGCCATAATATGTACGTCATTTGATAATCTATCCTTCAATGATTTAATACACCTTTCCATCATGATATGGTGACCATGGGCAACGTCTATGCATAATATGTCAACGTTGCATGTGTTATATAAATAGAGCGCTCGCTCAATATAGTCCCCAGTCATTCCAATAGCCGCGGCGCGGGTGCCCGCGATCTCTGACAAGACAATAGCTTGTTCTTCTATCGAATTATACCTATGTACAATTCCAAAACCTCCAGCTTGATGCATCGCGGTGGCCATGTTAGCTTCGGTTATTGTGTCCATGGGGCTGGATATAATAGGCAAGTTGAAACTTCTTTTGTCGTCTAGAGAATTAGAAGTATCCACTTCTTTTCTACTTTTTATATCGCTGTACCTCGGCACTAACAATACGTCGTCGAAAGAGAGTGTCTTTTTTGGTTTTGAATAATCGTTATCTAAAGATTTTATCATTTATGATTCTCCTGTAATTTTTGAATCAATCTCTCTATATACCACTTAGCTTTGTTTAGGTCCTCAAGTGGGTTGTCCTTATACTTGTGCCTGGAAAGATACTTAATCGCATTACCTGTATTGAAGTCCATTTCCCAAGATTCTATAAAATCTATCACTTCAATACCCTTGTTATAATGATCGGGATGATCAACCAATTCTTTTTGTTCTTTCACACATTCCTCACAAGTTTCAATAGCTACCTTATTATAGGATCTAGAGTCACGAACGGTTCCGTATTCCTTCAGGTGCCTCTTGCATAAAGGAAAGAATACTTTTGCCATACTTAAAAACCATTAGGTTCCCAGCCTTCTGCAACGAGTTTGCCGATATTGCGGTCTCTCATGTGCAAGTCCGCAGTTGATACCTGTTGAGGCTTGTCTGTAGAACCTAGCGCTCCGGAGCCTCGATTCGACATGCTTATTGAATCATCATATAACGACCCTTTTTCCTTTTCCATAGTCCGAAAGTGGACAACTGGTACTAGTACGACTTGGGCAATCTTGTCTCCGGGTCGAAGATCTACATCACTAATGCCTATATTATGCAAATCTATAAACACTTCTCCGTCGTATCCGCTATCAATACAGTGCGCGCCGACAACAAGCGATCTCTTAGCGGCCATACCAGATCTATTCATAACCTGAAGCATGTATCCGTGTGGTACACCGAACTTTAAACCAGTTTGGAATAGTTTATTTTCCCCTCTCTTGAGCTTTACAGACTCTCTATCTTCTGGACAGAAGAAAACATCTAAGCCTGCATCACTAGGGTTTGCTCGTTCCGGAGACTTTGCTGTCTCTCTAGTCTTCATAAATTCAAGAATCATTGTTACCTCTATTGCTAAATTCTTCTATTACTTTTTGTGCTGTATCCCAGCACTCGGGACAGTATAGATTCACTACACCTTGTTCTTCTCTGACAGTTACAAACCAACTTGTAACATCCTCTTTCGACTTCTTATCGAATGGCTTTTCACAAACTAGACATTCATCTTCAAGTTTATCGAACAAGCCAACTTTTTGTTTTAAGTCTTTCTTTGCTTGTTTGGCTTTATTGCGAGCCATCTTTCTTTTTAAGCTTCCCATTATTTGTATTCTTCTCTTGGGAAGTTAAGGCTGGCAAACTCTCCGTGAAGCTCGATAGCTTTCAAATCTCGTGCTCGGGCCGCTTCTTCTTTAGATCCAAATGAGCCGACGTGAATCTGCTTGCCGGCCATGGCGATCTTTGCGCACCATCTATTTCCACTTTTGGAAACGCCGATATATCCTGATGTGTTGTTCTTTCTTTTCTTTTCAACGTTTCTGATATTCTCGGCGTGGGTACAAACTCGTAAATTGCATTTCCTGTTGTCTAAAACATTACCGTTGATATGATCTACGACTAGTTTACTTTCACGCGTGACGTGATCTAAGATAAGATTATGAAGTCTCACCTCTATTTCTTTAAATCCACGCAAGGTGCCCGCGCGGCCGCGGGGGCTGTCTTTCGTTTGAGGCGTGCGTCGTTCTCTTGGCTCTCGAATAACATTTGTCCGGACTGAGCTTAAGCGATCCCTGGTCGTATCATAATGCAGTCTCCAAGTATGATTCTTGATCTTATCCCAGTCTTCTTCATCGACTAGAACCGTGTGGTTGCCATATTTTTTGCTTTCAATTATAAATTCTTTTGTCATTTTATTATCCTAATAATCTAAAGTTGTAATACATTGATCTGGTTGAAAAGCCCCACTGATCGTTATAGTCAAGCTTGCCCATGTACGGACGATTCAAGTGAATGGTATCTTTCTCTTTAACACCCCAACATTTGATGCTTGTTATCGCTGACGTTGTGTCAATCACTCTTACAATCCAATATGACTTTCCATTCTTTGTTTTCTTCTTGATTACTTCTCTCGGAATAAACCATGCTACTCCCAAATCATTGTCCCATTCTCCAATGGGCGGGACACAATAATCATTTAACTTAGATTGTACCTCTTTATCTACCACCATGTCAATAGGAAAGATGCCCGTTAGTGAAGAAAAGTATTCAATCTTCTCCTCATCGGTGAAGTCACCCTCTGGAGCATACATCTCTATGTTCTCGTGGAACTTCTTAAGGTTCTTTGGCCTGTCGATTGCCATGGCAGACCAGAAGTGCTTACCGCCTGTGAATCTACTATCTATTAAGCAATCCATTGCGCCAGAGCGGCACAGAACATCAAGTGCCTTCTTGTTCAGCTTCGAGTACACAATCTCTTCGCTAAAGAGAAAGCTTTCTGCATCTTCAAACGGACGGTTTGATAAAATCTGAGCAGTAGCAGCCTCGCCCAATCCCTTAATTGATGTAAGGGGCTGAATGAGTGTGGTGCCATCCTCGCTGATCTCCCACTGAACGCCGGAAGTATTAATGTCTAGCGCTCTGATATCGAAGCCTGCTTGTTTGGCAATACTAATGGCCTCCTCTTTCCTTCCCTCTGGTTCTTTGTCTAGAAAAGCTGCCATCCACTCTGCGGGATAATAGTTAAGCAGCCATGCGCACTGAAAGCTGAGTATGCTATAAGAAACAGCGTGAGACTTATTAAAACCATAGCCAGAGAAATATTCGAAGTTTTGCCATAGTTGTCTTGCCGACGTTTCATCAATTCCTTTCTCCTTGCAGCCTTGAATAAACTTAGTTTCAATCTTCTTCTTATCTCGCGCGCCCTTCCCAGTGCCCTTCTTTGTAAGCAGCTTGCGGAGCAGATTCGCCTCGTCCAGTGAGATGCCTTTACCTAGCTTGTGGGCTAGCAATGCGATCTGCTCCTGGAAGATCAAGAATCCGTATGTCTCCCTTGTCACCGACTCCACAATGGGGTGCAAGTAATGTATATCTTCTGGGTTACTCTTAGCTTTAACATAAGATTTATCCACTTTAGCACCCAACGGGCCTGGGCGATAAATACTAGTGATAGCGGACAGGTCGATGATATTATCTGGCTGCGCGCGTCTGCAGAAGTTCTGCGCTCCTTTCTGAGTAAACTGGAATATGCCTGCAAACTTTCCTGCTTGAAAGATATTCTTGTATACCTCTTTGTCGTCCAGATCTAAAACTTCAGGGTGAAGCTTCTTATCATAGAACTTTCTAATCTGCTCGTAAGTAGGCTCTTCGACATTGTAATGTCTCTTGAGAATATGACCTACGGCACTCTCGATCATGCGAAGTGTAGAGAGACCGAGAACATCAAACTTGATGAAGCCTAGCGGCTCAAGATGGCGAACGTTTTGGCCCTCAGACCATGGCGTCTGCAGTACGCCTCCGCTTTGGATGAGAGGCATGTGGCGATCTAGGTCTTCACCAATCACTACACCTCCGGCATGCCGGCTAACTGCTCGTACCTGGCCGTAGAGGGCTTCAACGTGCGTCTTGATATCTGGGTACTTAACAAAGAACCCTCGCAGGCTTACAGAGTATTCTATCACCTCTTCGAAGGTCGGGATATATACACCGCTCTTGATGCCGTGTTTCTTCTTTGCTTCGGGAGTAGCCTCGTGGATCATCCTCGATGTTACGGAGTTTACTTCAGGAAAAGGTACCTCATAAAACTTAGAGATATCCTTGATCAAAGAACGCAACTGCAAAGTGTTGAAGTTAGAGATCGGTACAACAGTGGTTTCTCCCCACTCGTCCATGAGATACTCTTTAATCTCCATCGGCTCTGCGACATCAAAATCAATATCTGGATAATCTGTGGCGTCCTTACGCAAGAATCTCTCGAATAGTAGTCCGTGCTTAATTGGGTCTACCTGCGTAATCTTGAGTACGTAAGCCACAAGGGAGCCAGCTGCAGAGCCGCGGCCCGGGCCTGTGAGCATCACTTCATTGGATTTGTCTGCCACCGCTTTCATTGTCAAGAAGTACTTGCTGAAGCCTCTGTCTGCAATGACATCTAGCTCAGTCTCTAATCTTGCAATGTAATCTTTCCTGTGAACTAAGCCTAAGTTCTTCATGCCTTCAAAAGAAAACTTGCGCAATGCTTCGTCTGCAGTCGAATCTGGCGGTACAACAAACTCGGGAAGTCGTACCGTAGTATCAGGTATGAAGTCATCTATAAGCTCATGGGCGATCCAATGAGTGTTTGTAATGGAGTCCATGACTAAGGTTTTGTCATACTCTACGCCAACTTCTTCAGAATACTTCTCGTAACTCTCCCACATCTGGTCGCCGTTCTTAGGGTACAGTTCATAACCGATCTCGTCAACGGAGATTGGTAGCTCGTCTGTCATATAATCAGGCCGAGAAGAGGACCTGCCAATCCATCCAAGCCTCTTGTATAGTTCTCTATACTTCCACGCGTCTGCGCTCGGATAGTGGCTGTCTGCCGTAGAGATTAGCTTGATACCAAACTCTTCTTTCATCTGTACAATGTACTTGTTTAGTGTGTGCTGCTCCGGTACGTTATTCCATTGTAGCTCTCCGAACCATCTCTCTCCGAAGATAGAAATCATTCTTCTGGTAGTCTCCCGCATAGCATCGAGAACAGCCTCTTCGCCTTGTTCGCGATTCTCCCAATAGTTACCGGCGTATACACCGCCAAGACAAGCGGAGCTAGCAATAACGCCCTCGCTATACTTCTCCAGCAGATCATAGTCGACTCGTGGGTACCTGTAATAGTTGTCACCCTGGTATGACTCTGAAACCATCTTGAAAATGTTATTGAGTCCTGTCTGGTTTTGAGCGAGCAATACAAGATGTCGCCGGCGTTTAAGGATGCCGGTATCTGCTGTCTTAGAGGCACCTTCATTTTCAACGGACATCTTGCCGTCGTCCTTCTCCAAGCTTTTGGCTGCTTTTTTATCTGCCTTGGCCTTTTCATATGCCTCCTTCCAATCCTTTACGGAAGTCGTGAAATATGCCTCAATGCCGAAGATAGCTTTAAATTTCTTACCTTCTTCTTTCATCTTCTTCAAATGAAGTAGCTGGTAAGAGAATCCATTCATGTTGCCATGGTCTGTCAAAGCGAGCGCATCGCATCCATTTTCATATGCGAAGTCCATGTGTTCTTGCGGATATCCAAATCCGTCGAAAGGGGAACCGGCAACGCTGTGTGCGTGCAGTCCCACGAAAGGTATTTTACTTTTAACTCGCTCTGTCATATAGTCCTCCTACAAAAGCTATATACATAATACAACATCTATATTGAAAAGTCAACAATATAATTAAAATCCTCGGCAATTAGTAAACATAAATCCTACTGCAAACACATAGAATACAATAATTCCGAACATCATAGCTTTTAGTGCAAATTCTTTATCATCATAGTTCATTTCCTATTCCTCCCCATTCATGGTATTTTAATATATTCTCCGATGGCCTTCTTATGTTCTCGGAGATCTCTTTTATATTATCGCAGTAATCTTTCCAATTGTCAATCTTCCAGTAATCGTCTACGTTAATAAACTCACAATCATCTGTGTTTAGCTCCTCAAATATCTCTGAAAGAGAAAAATTAGTCGCGTCGTGTGTGCTATAGGATCTTGACTTGCTCCAGATCACCTTGCTTAACTGCTTGCTTTCTTCAAAGGTGTAAGTAAACCCAAGGTAGGCTCCATCTTTAATAGTTTCATTGTTATGTCTGAGAACAATCTTTTGTTCTGAAGATAGCTTTTTTCTATTTTCTCTGAGAAAAGAAACTCTATAAACTCCGTAAGGAAAAGCGACATAAAACCTATCAGGCGCCAGCCACTTGCTCATACCTCGCGATATCTTCCAAGAGGTATACGATCCATATAGTACACTCCACCCCAAGCTGTCTCTCTTCCTCCTGTCATTTGGATGGATGGGAACATAGAATATTGGTATTGGTTTTTGATTGTCCGCTACATTTCTATCATATGCTCTAAATGACCACACCGGGTCTTGCACATAATCACCCAGCCTGTGCCTTATTAGGGGCTGCATATCATCGTTACAGACAACCCATATCGTTTCGCATCCTGCGTATGCACATTCGACTACGGCGCGTTCTACCGCCAAGTAGTCTTGTGCTATGGGCATCAGGCTATCCTGCCATGGCATATTAAAGTCTAAAGGCTGGCCGGCTACTGGAACTATCCCTGCCAAGTGAAAATTAGATGGCATTCTGCTCCACCAATTCTTTAGCCTTCCTGTTGTCGAAAATTATATTGCCTCCGTCAACGTATCTCGAAGATTTCACTGCTCGGACCTCTCTCTCTGAAAGCTCTAGTTTAATTGGCAGGTTCCTTCCCGCACCATTGCCGGTACCTTTTATGCCTGCATGCTTCATGAGAGATGCTGTCTTTATCCTGGCTATTGTATCAGAGTAATCAAAATCGTTTAGTTGCTGTTCGCTCATAAATGATTCAGCTACTAAATCTTTCTTATCTTTGTTACCATCTATTCTTTTAGAAATGTAAAAATATATCTTATTACAAAAATCTTCATCACTCGAAATCAAATTATGATCATGCTTCATTCCCGACCTTACATTAAACCAGTCTAGCACTCTATAGCGCTCCACCCTCGTCTCCTCGTCAAAGGAGACTCCCGAAACATTCGTGATATCAAATAACCTCAATTTATCAAATGTGCATTTAGATATATAACCATTCTTTGTAATAACATTCAGCCTGTTCTCTTCTGGTATTATTCTCATGCTCTCCGTCAACCCAGAGTAGGGAGCGAGGCCGTTGCAAACCAACTGGTATGCAAGATAATTAAAAACATCTAAAGACTTATCTGTTGGCTCTATTAGTTTGTGCCCCAAATCATAGCTAAACCCGATTTCGTCGAGAGGAAAAATAGTGTCCATAGAATTATCGATGAAAATACTATTCGTTTTGTACGCGTATAAGACAGCATTTATTCCACTCCCAATAACAACTTGTTCATAATGATAAGTATGCTCTCGCAAATTAACATCCCACAATCTCACAGTACTCTTTTATGTTTCTGTGCCATTTTTTTAATAATCTCAGGTGCTTAGGTCTCTCGAAACATCTTCCACCTTTTTTAGGCTTTCTAATAGCATGGACCCAGGAAGCGACCCAAATTCTATGTTGGGTCTTAAACCTGCAAGTTTTCTTAACCTTCGGTATTTTCTTAACTATATGATCCATCCATGCTCTTGCAGCCTGCTCTGGATTCCTCCGGTCAATACCATATCCGTATTTTGAACTCTCCCACCAAGGCCACATCTGGAGGATCCCTACCGCCAAAGCTCGTCCTTTCTTACTAAACTTTCTATCGCCCAAAGCATTGTGATTATATCCAGACTCATAGCAAGCTGCAGCAAGAAGCATACCGCGCAAAGAACATGGTAAATCATACTCCGACTCGATAGACATAAGAAGCTTTATTGTATCAACGTGTGACTCCTCTGACCCTCTTGTGTTTGGGCAGTTGTACAACGCCTCATCAAAGATTAAAACATATGGATCTCCCCTGTCACATTGCTCTCCGAAGTGACAGGTAGCTCCTATTAGGGAGGCTAATAGAAGTGCAACCACTAGTCTTCTTCATCTTCCAGCACACACAAAACATAATTCTCTTTTAATAAAAAGTGACTTTCGCCGTGGGCCGGCACCTCTTGTAACATAGAGTTCTCATAAACAATCTCATCGCCAGCAGAGATATCTAATTGACAATCATCAGAAGTGTCAAGAACAAAGCCTAGACCATATTGACTTTTTGGTTTATAATCCTCTGGTACCAATATTGTTTTATTGTTTGTCTCTTCTTGTTCCTCTGCAGGCTCAATCAAGATCATTTTATTAACTGGAAAGACATTCATCATTCGCTCCTACTTGCCTAATGATTTGGATAGTTTTTCGTATATCTCACTAAATGTATCATAATCCTCATCTGATTTTAACATGCGATAGGCTTTTACTGCAAATCTCACTTCTTCTTTAGATAAGAACCCGTTCTCAATATAGTTTTTTTTCAGATCCTTTCGGTGCTCCTTAAACGGTTCCATAGCCGTCTCGTTGGCATCAAATGATTTGATGAACTCTACTACATATTCTTGCTTAGTTTTTTCAGTGGTTGACATATCGCCTCCTATTTATCCACATTTTGCAAATCCGCAACTTGTACATGTAACACATCCGTCCACATATATTAGACCTTCTTCAGAACAATCTGGGCAAGTCTTATCTGTGGCAACAGATCCGTCTTTAATGTATTTCTTTAACACTCTTGCAATAACCTTTGAGAAGCTGAACATATCGCTGTCGCGATCCTTTCTCAACTGCTCAACTACATATTGTACACCAGAACCATGGCGCAATGCAAGAGAAATCATCCTAGTGAACACAGAATAATTCGGATTATCGAATACCTTTACAATATTCTTAATAACAACTTCGTCGCCGTTATCTCCAAATTTTAAATCGTATACACTGTTTGTTGTTTTTCTGGGGTGTTTTACTATCACCCCGTTTTCGTATTTTTTTGGTATTTCAATAAAAGTAGATAAGCCACCAATAATTTCATACGGCATACCCTCAAGAAGTCCTACTAATATAGTCCACTCCTCGCCTTTGATTGTGGGTCGGTGTATTTCGCAGTCCAATTCAATCGGGCGCTTTGGAGCATTGTTCTGGGGGAAGTCCTTTTCGATCTCGCTCTCTGTTAATAGCACGCCAGTCCTAGAACCGTCTACATAAACTGTTATGCCCTTCAGTCCTTTTTGCCAACCCTTAAAATACAGTTCGCCAACAACAGAGGGCTCAGTGCCCTTTGGTAGATTGATAGTCGAAGATATGGAGTGATCAATGTGCCGCTGAATAGCTGCCTGGATATCTATCCTCTGGGACCAGTCAATATTGTCGCTCTCAACAAAGAAGCTTGGAACTTCTTCTGTCTTAAACTTTTCTAAGTATTCTTTTACGTTGTGATGATAAACAGCAAACTCTTTCCATCTGTCACCCAGATCATCTATAAAGTCAGGTTCGATATCAGACTCATTGAAGTCTAATTTTCTCCTTCTAATGTATGAGTTTCTGAATACTGGCTCCAGACCAGAGCTAGTTCGACTAAGAATAGAAACTGATCCAGTCGGAGCGTTAGTTAGGATCGAAATATTCCTTCTCCCAAACTTTGCAATTCTAGCTTGAAGATCTTCCGGTAGGCTCCGAATGAATAGATTATCTTTTTCTGTATTCCAATCGAAATCCGGGAAAGCTCCTCTCTCGCGAGCGAGATTAACACTCTCTTCGTAAGAGGCTATCTTCAAAGTTTTATAAATCTTATCGATAACCTCTATAGCCTCTTGTGAATCATAGGCCAATCCCAGGCAGGCTACCGCATCTGCCAAACCGTGTGTACCTAAGCCAGTTCTTCTTCCCCGCAGACAAGTCTCATATAACTTCTCCCACAGTTCTTTTTCTTCTTGCTGGTCAGCAACAGTCCTAATATTTTCTAACTTCTCTAGTTCTAATTCAACTAAGTCATCCGACAAGCGCATGGCCGCGGTGGCTACTTCTTTAAACTTCTTAAAATCAAATTTTGCGTTGTCTGCAAAGGGGTTTTTAACAAAGTTTTTTAGGTTGACAGATATAAGTCTGCAACTATCATATGAAGATAGTGGCAACTCCGCGCACGGGTTCACACACTCAGTCTTAAAATTTTCGTATTCATTGGCGGGAAGATAGTCGCAAATATTATCCCACATTAGTAATCCCGGTTCCGCCGTGTTGGTCGCGGAAGTCACCATGAGATCCCACAGTTCCTTTGCCTTGATTGTTTTCTTAAATTTAGGCTCTTCAGAATCGACTGGGTATCTTAACTCAAAATCCTCGTCTGACTCGACCGCTTTCATAAACTCGTCTGTTATCTTCACAGACACATTGGCGCCCGTAACTTTTGTCAGATCGTGTTTCATTGTAATAAACTGCTCCACATCGGGATGTCGAACATCCATGGAGATCATTAGCGCTCCTCTTCTACCATTCTGGCCTATCATACGGCAGACATAGGAATACAGGTCAGAGAAACTCCAAGCTCCGGAGGTAGTCCCGGCGGAATTATTTACAGGCGTGCCGTCTGGTCTCAGTTGGGAGATGTCTACGCCGACACCACAGCGCCTCTTGAAGAGGTTTGCCAGGTCCTTTGCGGTATTCATGATAGACGTTATATCATCTTTTGGAGGGGCAACGACGACACAATTGGATAGTGAGATATTTACATGATCATTACCTATTCCCATCATAGGAGAACCTTGTGGAACAATATGTTTAAAGTCCTTTAGATACTGATATATTTGTTCCTCCGATAACATGCCCGGGCCGTTAAACTTTTGCTCAACTCTCGCGAACTCGGACGCAAGTCTTCTGTGCATATCGTCTGGAGTTTTTTCCAGCATAGTACCAGAATTATCTTTAAGACAGTACTTTGTCATCCAGACGTTAGTAGCTAGCTCATCTCCACCAAAATACTCTAGCGTTTGGTTCTCAACATCAGTATCTTTATTCATGCTATTATCTCCTTAAGTCCTAAATTTCTTATATTTTTCTTTCAAAGTTGTGTGCTGTCTTTTGGCGGCGTTTTCCTCTATTTCTCTTGGAGACTCAGTTGACTGTTCAAGCACCTTAATAGTAACATTTGAAGTATCCATAAAAATGGGGAATACCATTCCATCCGGACCGTTCCTGTTTTTTGCAATAAACATTCTTCCTGTATTTGTGTTCTTGTCTTCAATTGTTCTAGATATAGAAAAAATAAAATCTGCTACGAAACATTTATTGAAAGCTTCTGATATAGATTCCATGGTGATAACCTCTGCGTTTAATCCACTTCTATTCGTTTGGGAAGCTGTCCAAATAGGGCAATTGTGCTGTTGAGCCAAGGCTCTTAGCTCTTCATAAATAGACTCTAATTCATTTCTTTTTTCTTTAAAAGCAGAGGATGGTCGTAATAGATCTGCATAGTCAACTATTATTAAATCGACCTTATGATCCAGTTTGTTTAATTTTTCTAAAGACTTAGCAATATTTTTTGGACTTGCAGTCTTAGTCGGATACTCCTTAATAAAAAGTTCGCCTGGCACGTCCAAACAAGATTCCTCAACCATGTCTTTCATATCGTGGAGATCATTGAGGGGTACACTGCTCAGGCAGCTATCGTACCTCAAACCAATAACCTTCTCTGAAAGTTCTAAAGTATAGTGAACTACATTCTTGCCCGCGCGCAGGGCGGCGGCGCCTAGATGGACCAGGGCCATACTCTTGCCCGAACCCGTCGCGGCGATACAAACTCCCAACTCTCCTATGCCTAGGCCATTTTTACAAATTTTGTCAATGTGTTTCCAATCCGTCGCGACTGGATTTCTTGCTGTAATTTCATATCTAGACTCAAAATCTTTTTTGTAGTCATGTCCGTGATCAGCGTCGACGCCTAATTTTAAAGCGTCGTCTATTAGATTCTTAATTTCGTCATACGATGAATTCTGCAAAAGGTTGACAGACTTTAATATAGCTTCTTTTAGTTTCTGCTTTTTGCAGAAATCTAGAGATGTATCTTTGACGTATTGAATACCCTCGATATCTTTAGAGGAGTATCTAACAAAGAAGTCTCTAATTTGCTTCTGTATTGCTTCGTTCTCGTCGTCTAAACTAGACTTGAGAAGAGATGACATTATATCTCTAGACGGTTGAGTATTATATCTTGTCTTATAGTCCATTACAAGGGAGGTGAATACTCTTAAGTACTTCAACTCAAAAAATTCAACATCAAGCACCTCTTCTAGTTGATCGGAAAAGGGCCGATCTTCTAAAAATAAGTATGCTAAAGATTCTTGAAAGGATTTTCCATATTTTGAAAAATCAGACTCTTGCATTTTCGCTCCGGTTAGTTCTTAAGTTATATAATAAACAATTTAGCGTCAATTGTCAATAGATATTTTGTTTAATTTTTGTGACAACTCACTCCAATTGAATTCTCCGAATCCGTCTTGAATCATGAGCTTTAATATCTCTGTTTTGTTAAACGAGTTATCTGCTTCCAAAACAACATTCTTGATGCTCTTTTTCGTATTCGCGCTGAGAGAGGGCGTATACAACTGCATCATCTTGTAGTTTAAGATTAAGACATCTTCATTCTCAAGGATCTTTTCATAGATTTTCGCCTTGGAGTCCAGATTTTTCTTACAATGGTCCACAATATCCTTTAAGGTATAGTGCTTCTCCTCCTTTAAGAAGGGAAATCTATTTTTAACCGTTTTCAGGCCAGCGCCTGGAATACCAGGAAGGTTATCGCTCTTGTCGCCGGCGATGGCTCTTGCGACAGCGAAGTTATTAGGATGTATTTCGAACTTCTCTAAAACTGCTAATTTATTTAAAAACTCCTTTTGTACAGGCCGGTGTAAAATAGTGTTCTCATCTAAAAGCTGAAAGAAGTCTTTATCACTGGAGATGATTACTTTCTGCCAATCTTTGTATTGTGGCATTGCTTTAATAAAGGCAATAAGATCATCTGCCTCAATATCCTCGTACATTAATTGAGCGATCGGCATACTGTTGATGTATTCTATCAACCTGCCTTGTTGCCAGAACTTATTCTCCATCTCTTCGTTCTCTGATAATGTACGTACAGATCTATTAAGTCGGATTGGCTTGCGGCCAGCCTTGTAGTCCTTCTTCAGAGATCTTCTCTTACGAGACCCTCCTGCTCCGTCCCAGCACACCACTACCTTATCCGGATTTGATTCACGTATAAGTTTCTGTAGTATCTTGATTGTGCCTTTCAGGCCTCCGATAGGAGCGCCGTTGGTTGATAGGGAGGGGTCTACAATATATGCTCTATAGAACATGTTTAACATGTCTATAATCAAAAGTCTTTTAGAAGACATTAAAATTCCTTATTAATTATCGATTATTTGAACGTGTTTTATTCTAAATGAAAATACGCCATCGAGGGCCTGGGCCGCGGCAGTAATTCGCTTCATCTCTTCTTTTACCGAAGGTGAAGTCAATAAAAATTTAATATTTAATTTAGATAAATCCACATACTTTGACAACTGCTTACTTGGTTCTGGAAGGTTAACGATTGTAATATCACAAACCGCTCGCAGCTTATCCAGGATATCTGTTAGATTCTGGGTTCTGTCTGACCTCATTAATACATCAGCGCCGTAAATATTTCCGGGCTGTGTGGCCAGGGCTTCATCCAGAAGCTCGTTTATTTCTTGACTCAACATAGAATTTAGCTCCTATGTTATAAATAGTTAGATTATTCTTCTATCTCGTAGAAATCAGCAGCATTTCCAGTTTTCTCGTGGAATTTTAGAATTACTTCCTCATCCATGAGTTCTAATACTCTGTTTCTGAACTTTTCTTCTTCAAGTTTCTCGACCCACTTCGAAGCTTGGAACTTTTCTGTCGAGCCATCTGAATACTCAAGGGTGTACCAAGCTCCGCCTGATCTTATGTGCTCGGAGCCTTTAATCGCCTCAAGCCAACTTTCCTCATCTTGAACTCCGACCTTATCTCCCCAAAGAATCTTAAAGGTACATTGCCGGCCCTGCGTACCAAAACGAGATTTCTCAAGCTTTGCCTTTACTTCAGAGCCTATCCTAAATCCCCTCTCGTCTTGTACAAAAGAGTTCTTCGCCTTTCTGCCAGTCAGCCAAATTCTCAAGCTATATGCATAATGCATCGCTTTGCCGCCCGGGGTGAAGTAGGGTGTGGTCATAGCTTCGGCTATATTGCTCGTAATATTCGTTTTAAGCTGGTTTAGCACCAGCAGCGTAGCCTGGGCATTAGCAATGGGCTGGACAAGCTTGGCCATGCCCTTAGAGAGGATTCTGGGCTTAACTGCCATGGATGATAGAGGGTTGAAATCACCCTCCTGATCGGTAAGAGATGGTGTTAGCGCGAGACTGTCCCAAATGAACAACATTCTGTTCTCATTATTCTCCAGCAGATCCTCTATTGTCTCTAGAACAAACTCAACACTATTGGCCTGCACATACAACAAGGTTTCGATATCGCATCCTGCCTTTTCAAGAAAGGTTGGGTCAATAGCGGATTCACTATCAAAGTATACTACATCAATACCCATTTTTTGAGCACTTGCTGCTACTTGAGCAGCTAAAAAGGACTTACCTGTGGATTCGAG